CATCACCGTAGATTATGACACCTGGTGTACCAGTATAGCCAGATCCGGCACCTTCAACAGTTATGATGTCTATGCCATTGATGCTGCTTATGCTGCTGGCCGAGACATTTACTGGTATATGATTGGCTGTTACAAAATCAACATCGGCTGATGTAATGGTATACAGGTATTTCCAAACATAGCCATCGGCTGTCTGTTGTGGTGCAGTTCCTGTGGTGGTTGGCTGTACAGTACTTACTGTACCTGTAGTTGCTAGTGCACTACGTCCATTAAACAAACACTTGTATACGCAGCCTGTGCTGGTAACATAGACTATGAAATTACTATCACTGAGATTGTAATTGTTGTTTTCGGTTGGGCTACCTGAACTAACATTATGTCTGTACATGTCATAGCGAGCTCCGCTGGTCCAGTTTATGCGATCTATGCAAAGTCTAATGTTGCTGCTGTTGATTTTAACAGCAGCCATGGCATCGCGCCAGAATGAAGTTTCATTAAGTACATTATCTGCAGGATTGGGTATGTTGCTATCAGTTACTGTACCCGAAGCCTGAGCACTGAATTTAGTACTTAGATTGTCAGCCCAGCTCTGCGGTCTGGCCAAAACCATGTAGATGTTTTCAGTACTAAATGTGCTGGCAAACCCGCTGGCTGCACTGACTCTAAATTTATGTGTTAAAATTGCCATGTTTTATTCCTTGTTTAATCTTATATTTATATGGTTCCAATGGTGGTTATGTCAAGATAATCATCATCAGACACATAAAGATCAGCGCCGCTGCTGACACTTACATGCAGATTTACCACACCAGTAGTATCCTGATATCTGAATGCTGTTGCTCTGAGATTGTTGATGGCATAGGTATTTTCCGTGCTGCTGACCGTGGTTGATCTTATGATTCTAACACTGACACTGGTTTCAGGACCTGGACCGTATACGGTTAGGCTGGTGGTCTGAAACTGATCTGCGGCTCTTAGTACCTTAAAGAACGGAACACCTGCAGTCTGCAGATAACTGCTAACATTTACTCCAGTGCTGGTTACCCTGTATGCAGTTAGTGCTGAACTGGTATAAATTACGGCCTTGTTTAGGGTTATGCTGGTATCTGAATTGATATTTACCACGGTATAACTGGTGTTATCTGGATTGGCTCCATTAAATTTAATAACATTGCCAGTAGATAATTCAGTTGTAAATGCAGTACCAGAGCCAACTACACTGGTTGTAGTGCTGGTTATGTTCATGGTGCCGGTTAGTGTGCTTACAAATGCAATATAACTTAATGTTAACTGTGGTGTTATGTCAATTTCAGTATCACTAACAACGTTGACTATGGTATAGGCCGTACCTGTTGTAGTGCCAATACTGATTAGGTTGTCCCGACTTAAAGCTGTAAAATTTGTGCCAATACCCAACAAACGGCTAACTGAAGTTCCAAAGGTATTTTCCGGCCCCCAGACGCGGCCAACTATGGCCGTGCTGCTTCGTAACGCCTGAGTAGTGGCTGGACTAACACTGATCTGATTGTTGTTGGTTATGGCTGTAACCGTATAGGCCGTGGTATTATAGTTGTTTAGGAAATATAGTCTATCACCCAGATTTAAATTGGTTGTAAAGTTTGCACCTATGCCATAGACTGTAGTACTGCTAACACTGGTGAATATCTGACCGGTCAAACTGGTGGATGCGCGTGTCCAGGTGTTGCTGCTACCACCCTGCCAGATATCACTGGCTGTAAACCAGCTAATACCACCATTGGTGCTGAATTGCAGTGCAAGATTCTGACCTGTGCCCGGTGTATTACCACCGTTACTAGAATTTCCTACCAGATAATCTACGCTTAAATCTAGCTGTCCACATTCGGTAAAACTAGTAGTGGCTACAAAAGGATTAAGTATGCTGCCACCACCATTGAATATAAATGCTCCAGTATCAAATACAAAGGCTGTGCTGGTGTTGCTGGTAAAACTCGTGGCACTGACACTGGTTGTGGTTGAACTCCAGCTGGCTACCAGTCCGGTGCTGGTTATGTTGGTTGTGTTAAAACTTTCGGCCGTGCTGGTAGTGTATTGCTGTTCCTGATCCAGTTCTATGCGCAGAGCCAGTCTATCATAGCTGGCGCCTCTTTGTCCATTATAGGGTTTGAATCTAAGCATGGCTTCATTGCCTGCAACATAGGCAGCAGAACTAACTGGTGTGCCACTGATCTGAGCCTTATACACTATGCTGCTGGCATAATTGCTAACAGGACGTGGTGTTATGAGCATGCTGGTGTTGCTATAGATGTTGGTTATGGTATAGCTGGTATCAAAATTGTCCAGACAAATTTTATCACCCTCTTTGAAGCTTGTATTAAATGTGGTAGCTGTACCAGTTAAGAGGCCTGTGCTGGTGCTGGCTACCACACTTCCAGGTGTCTGTATGGTAAACTGTATGCTGTTTGAACTATGAAAATAGATTAGATCATCAAAGGCCAGAGAATTTTTAACAGCTATGTCCTTGTAGTTGCGTTGAGCTTCAGCATCAAAATACGGAACAAAAGTAGCATTGGAACTCAGTCTGATGTTTATGACATTGTTTTCTTCACCGCTGGCATTGCCTCGGCTATTTTTAGCAAAGGTTATGAGCATGATCATGCTGCCTACACTGGTGCTGTTGATGTTGGCCTCGGGTATTTTATATCTCAGTGTTCCCGAGGTCATGTTTAGCAATACTGTATTAGTGGCTGTTATGCTGCTGGTAACTAAATATCTGGTAGTAGTTAAACCCGAATTGGTGTCATAGGGCCAGGCTATGAGTTGTTCGTCTAGATCAATGCTACTGCCAAATTTATCCCAGCTAGGTCCTTCAAATCTGGTAACCTCTCGGAGATTGCTGCCAGCATAGGTATCCTGCAGACTCTGCAGAGCAAATGTAACGTGCTCACCTGGATAATCAAAAGTTGTAGCATAGGTTATGTTTCCTATGCTGGTATAGGTCACAGTGGCAAATCCAGTTGTAGTGGCCAGCTGTGTGGTGCTGGTTCCGGTCTGCAGATCTGCAGTACGATCAAAGGTAAAACTTGGAACCAGTATGAATTCTGTTGTGGTTGGAAACGCAACCGTGGTATCTATGCTTACACTGGTGCCGAAGGTATTTAAAACGTTGACTGGATTGGTGTTGGCAGTAAATTCATTAAACATCACTGTGCCAGTGGGGTGCAGCTGTTTTAATATGTGATCGGCCCAGATCTTACGATCATTTTGGCTGCGCACAACATAGCTAAATTGCTGATAATACAGACTGTCCTGCAACACCTGTTTGTGACTAAGCTGACTCTGACTATCCTTGTATACACCCTGAGCAGTTGTCAATACTGACATGCTGCTTACTGTTACGGTACTAGTAGTTTCAGCAACATGATCATAAAATATGCCCCGAATACTTTCACCGCTGGTAAATGTTCCACGAGGAGCAATGCTGGGTTCAAAAACTAAATCATACACAGTTGAGCCATTCTGTCCAACTACTTTGACCACGTCATTAACTACGGCACTGGCTGTGCTGGTCAGGCCAGTCACCCAGGTATGCATTAGATAATCTGGATTGCCAACGTTGGCACGAACTCTGAGTCGTTTTTCAACATACCAGAGACCTGCGCTGGTTTTAAACATGTCCTCGCGAGGATATTTAATGGTTATGTCATCGTTAAAGAATGCTTTAAAAAAGAACCTAAAACTTTTTTCATTGCCTTTGTTTTTAAAACATTCTTTAAAGTATTTGACTAAAATAGTATCATCTACTTCGCTGGTGCTGGGTAAATTTGGCACATAGGTATTTAAAAACTGTATGGCCAGATTGTTTGCAGTTGTGTCTATGTCTCGATTAAGTTCAATGTTCTGTATGCTATGCTGTACACCCGAACTGCTGTTGTCCAGATATTCAAAATACTTGGTCATGAAGATTACATACAGTGGATAATAATCACTGATGTATTCGGGTATCTGATCGCTCAGTATGTGCGAGAGTTTTCTATTGAGTTCCATTAATTATTTACCGCTACAACGTTGATGGTTATGCCATTTTTCACATTGCTGATGTTTTCAGCCACGGCATCATCCAGCAATAGAAATTCATTATAGCCCGGATATATGGCACTTACAGCTGATTGGAGTTCAGCATAGATGTATAACTGATTTGCTGTGCCCAGATAACCAGCCAGGGTCAGGGCGCTATCAGGATTTATGGTAATGAGTCCAGTGCCATAATCAATGGTGCCCAGATTGTTGTTTAATATGACACCTGTGTCTAGATTATAGGTTTTTAATGTGCCAGTACCTTCGTAGTCTGGTGGACTTTCGTCGGGAACATCGCGAATCTGCGCAGGAACCACAGTGCCTGAATTGTTAAAATAATAGTAACTGCTACGTAGTTGAGCTGGGTGTATTTTTCCAGGTAATTGTAGAGTCTGTACACCGGTAAATCTAACATTGGGTACTAGAGGCAATCTACGAACCAGAGCAAAATCAATGTTAACGTTTAGTATGGCTGTATCCAGATCCATGATCTGTTCTTCGAGCTGACTACGATAAAAATTAGCATTAAAGCGAGCCAGGTTAGTGTTCATGAATTCAGTCACTTGATCATTGACCAGAGTTTGAATCTGTGCAGCAGTTCTAGCAGTCTGTGCACTGCTGTAACGCACATCTATGGTAAAATTTAAGTAGGTCAGAGTTGGATCTACAAACTCATGCTGGGCTGTTAATATGCTACGGGGTTTGAGTATTTCGTCTATGATGTATTCTTTTTCAGCAGCAGTTAAAACATAACCAGTACGAGGTTTTATGCTAATAAAGGTCTTGCCGTATTCAGGAGGGTTGTTGTTTTCACCACCCCAGATGTTTACACTCTGTACACCAGGTAAATAATTACTGATCAGTGTAGCATAGTCTGTTTTGGTTACTGCTCGACCCTGAGCAGTATAATTGTTTAGACTACGGAATCTAATGCTGTCTATGGTCTCGCGTTCACTACCACCTGAGGGTTTGCTAATGGTGGTAATGGTTCGGTCATTGGCACTTTCTCCAGCTATGGCATTTACACTCCAGCTAAGTGCAACATTGTTGCTGACATTGGCAGCATCACCATCGCTAATCAAATATCTAATTCGGATAATATCACCCTGATTTAAATTACGTCCTAGTACATCATCGCCAAAGTATATTTCATACAGGCCCCGAGTATTTTCCTGTAGATAATAAACTGTGCTGGCTGAATTTACTTCGGTAATGTCCGTGACCGGAGTAAATACTGTATCAAACTGTCCAATACCATTGTACTGAACCAGAACCTGCAGACTCTGAGTATCAACATTGGCATTACTGATTTCATATCGATTGGCTGGACTGCTGTCTGCACCCACGGTATAGTATTGTTCTATGATGCGTCCCTGATATACAGTAACGTTTTCAAATGTATAAGTACCATTTACCGGTGTTGCACTGTAGCTGCTAATGTTATAAAAAGTATAACCAGTACCATCTATGATGGTAGAAAATTGTGTATAGGGTTCCAGGGTTAAAAAGTTAGGTGCGCTGGTAACATTGCTCACGGACAGATCTATGGTTGCAGTTGCACTGCGACGACTCTGGGGTGTGTAATTGATCTGTTTGGCCAGACTGACTACGCTGGATCGTTTTAGAGCAGTATCCAGGAACATTTCGTTGCTGACCATGTTGGCTAATACAGCATTGTAATGTGTATTATAGGCCAGTATGTCCATTAAAACACTGAGGTTTGAAGCATCAAAATCATAGTCTGTAAACTGACTTTGATTTTTTAAATAGGTTTTTAGGTTATCTTTGATGGTATCAAAGTCTAGTTCGGTTACGCGGACATTGTTGGCCATTATCGTACTCTGGTAAAGGTTGTTGTAAACTCAGAGACATTCTGAGTATTTTTGTTTTTATAGACTATGGTAATGTAGACCTCGTTGTCGTCTTTGTTGCTGGGAGCAACTTCTACACTCAGAACATCTACACGGGGTTCATATCGGGTTATGGTATTGTATAAGGTTCGTTCAGCCACGCTTATGGTAAAATCGTCTAGCTGTTCAAATAATATATTGATCAGCTGACAGCCAAAGTCGGGTTCAAAGGGTTTATCATAGTTGCGACTCAGTATTAAGTTGCGCAATGCACCTCTGATGGCGTTGTCGTCGCTTTTACTGGCTACGTCACGAGTTCTGGCATTATAGGTAAATGCTGCGTCTAGGTCTATGAATTGTCGGGTTGCTCTGGCCATAAGTTTATTTATCTAGGTGACACATGTATTTTTGATCTTTTTATGAATTAGGTGGTGGAATTGGGTCACCATTTGCATCAGCTAATGACTGAGTCCAGGTTCCATTTTCATTTTTAACCATGACTGTAATATCAAAAAGGTGTGATTCTTCTATGATTTCCAAACGACGTTCTTTGATAGCCTCGAATGAGTCGCGTTCTTCTTGTAATCCAGTTACTTGATTGTGTACTAACCATTTTCTATCCATAGTTTATCTCCTTAACTTACTGCTCCATAAATTGTACCAGTTGTAACATAAGTTACTGTATAACCATTAAGTTCTATGGCTTTACCACCAGATCCTCCAGGATTTGACTGCGATGATCCACCAAGAGCTCCCCAACCTCCACCACCCAGGCCTGGTTCGTATGAGTTAGTCAATGGAACACCATCTCCAGCGTTGTTGGCAGATCCACCAGCTTTTCCATCAGAACTTGAGCCAGCACCACCTCCACCTCCAGCACCACCACCTTTGCCTCTGGCTGCAACTAAACTAGTAAGATTTACTCCACCAGCTCCACCAACACCAGGTAATATTCTACCACCACCGCCACCACCACCTGTATAACTACCAAAGAAAGAGCGGAATGTTGAAGATCCATCGGTGCCAGACTGACCAAGAGCTCCACCAACACCACCGGCTACAATACCAGTATCAATTCCACCGCCGCCATCTCCCCCTCCTGCGCCACCGCCAGCACCGCCATAGAAAGCACCACCAAGTGCTCTTCCACCGCCGCCACCGCCTGCTATGTAGCTATTATTAGTTATAGTAACATTGTAGCCAAGGCTGAGAGCTGTGCCACCAGCAGTTGGGAGTGCTAGACCTGAACCTGTATTTCCACCTCCCTTGCCCCCTTTACCTATGATGTAACCATTGTTTGTAATAGAGACAGTTGAACCAGTAGTTAAAGAATTTATGGTTAATGCAGCTATTGATGTTGAATCTGACCAAATGTAGATGCCAGTATCAATGGATATATTTGCAGTAACTGCTGTGGTTCCATCCCATCCTGCTGCTACTAAAGCACTACTTAAATTAAAGTTTTGTATGTTTGTTGTAATACTTGTTGAAAAGGCAAATGAACCGCCACCACCGCCACCTTCACTACCACCGCCACCTTCACTACCACCGCCACCACCGCCACCACCACCGCTAACACTATAGTTATCATAAGTAATTGCCGTAGAAGTGCTCTGTAATTTTACAACAAATATATCATCTCCAACTGCACCAAAATTATCAAAATTTATTCTGGCTGGGAGAGTAAAATCTCTATCCCAAAATAAAGCAATCTGATAGGGATTTATGACTTTTACATAGTATTTAACTGCCATTGGTATCAGATCCTGAATTTTTTAAAATAACCATGTCACCTGTTCCAAAACCATGAGGTTGTTCTGATGTTAAAACAGGAACCTGAATGGCATCTGAAATATTTTCAAGATCTATGCTGGGAAAATTTCCTAGAATAGCTTCTTGCAATGATGGTAACCCTGGTGTTTCCAAACCAAAATCTGGAATGGATGCTGACACAGTATCAATGGCTACTCCTAATACATCATTTAATCCTATTTTTCCAACACCACCAGTAGGAACCAGAGACGAAACTTCTAAAACTGATGTAGATAGTATATCCTGTATTTTTTCATTGATTAATTCTGTAACATCTACTCCAGCTATTTCTATAACTTCAGTAAATTCAGGTAATGCTATGCCTAGTTTATCAAATACATCACCAACTGTGGGAATAGCGGGTAACTCTATACCTAGGCCAGCAGCAAATCCACTGAATATACCACCAAACATAGATACTACACCCAGGGCGCCCAAAGGAGCACCTATGTTTACATTGGGGCTACCCATGGCTATGAGACTACCACATAGAATACTATCCCCCATGCGAGCAGCTGGGCGGCCATTTATGAATACATTAGAAGCACCAGATCTAACTATACTGGCATGACACCCATCTAGAGGACAACAATGCACTAACCAAACATCTAAAACTCTGTGAGCACCCAAACCATTTATTTTTACATCTGTACTAAATGTAACACCTGGTCGAGGCGGCCAACAACCATGTCCTGTACAAAAACATCCTATGAACGCAGCTGCTGCCATTATTCAACTGACCCTGTTGGTAATGAAAATTCTACATCAAATAAACTATGATCATTTACGTCTAATGTTCCACGTTTTATGTAGGTAATTAATTCATTGCGTTTACGATTCCAATCGTTATAGATTGTCTGTGTTAGATCAAATGTTCCTACACTGCTCCTAACTGTAATAACTATGGTAGTAGTTGTTCTTGTATCGGCTACATAACTAAATAATTTATAATAACTTGCTGGTAATCTTGTATAACTGGGTACTGAATATTCTGTTGCATCTTCAGTAGATTTTCTATACTTCCATTCTTCTAGATCAAAAATACCTCTGTGCCAACCACTTATTGTAATGGTAGAACCTAGGCCTAAAAATGTACCTGTGGTCTGATTGGTTGGATTATTGTTACCAACAACAATTAATAATTTACTAGTATCAGTTGCATATACAGATACTGAACTAACTGTAACAGTTATAGCTGTTAAAAATATAGCATCGTTATAAAACGTATGTAGGCTACTGAACGGCACATATTCATAGGTTGCTGGCAACGTGGTAGGTAATAATACAGCCATGTTATGCCTGAGCCATGTCTACCAGATAA